ACTAAATAGCCAAGTGTAGGAGCCAGAAAATCATTCAACGCAGCATGTCCATTATCCCTATAAATTCCTTGTGACAATTCTGTTCTGTAAGAAGCTCCTGCTGGTCTGATTGCACCATTAGCCATACTCATTAAGTCTATGTATGAAAAGTTTGGATTCTGTTTCTTGATATTTTTGATGGTTGACTCGCTTAAAATATCTCTTAGGTATGAACCCGCAAAATCTGATTCAAACTGAAAAATCAAAGTAGTATCTTGTGCAATATCATCCCATACATTTTTATCACTAAAATCAATATTATCTGGTGTAATAAATGGAATGCCAACAGCTTTACATGTATTGTCTATAAGTCCGACACAATCAAGCCCAAGAATGTCCAATTTTACATAATTCAAAGAATCTATCTCTTTCATATTTATCTGCGAAATCGGTTTGTCATCTGAAGAGATATACAGTGTACCAAATGCTTTGTCTACTTCATGAGGAGATACAACAAGTCCGGCTGCGTGTCTGCCAAGTGATGTAATAGTACCAACCACAATATCTACATACTCAAATAATTCCTTATGCTTATTTCTAATCTTTTCATCAACAAATTCTTTTTTATTTTCGTCTTCCTGAACAAGATTAGATAATTCCTGTGTTTCTTGTGGTGTCATTCCTAATGCCCTTCCAACATCCTTAATCGCACCACGCATTTTAATTGTGTTAAAAGTGATAATATTACAACAATATAATCCTTTTTTTTCAAATAAATATTTTCTGACTTTCCATCTATCTTCACTAAACCAATCTGAATCAACGTCTGCAAGACTGATCCTCTCCTTATTCATAAATCTCTCAAAATTCAGATTATATTTAATACTGTCAACATCTGTAATTCCAAGAAGATATGCTATGATACTTCCAGATACAGACCCCCTCGAATATCCATAATGTACACCTTGTTTTCTAAGTTCTCTCTTATAGTCTTCTTCAAGCAGCATGAAATCAATTGCGTCATTATGTTTATATGTTTCTATCTCATATACAATCTTGTCTTTATATTCTTGGAAATTGCTATACTTATTTACTCCTCTTTCCTTAATGCCATCTAATATTTTCTGTTTGAAAACACCCATAGAATCATTGTATAGTTTGGGATATTTCTTTGAATAATCCAGACTAAATTCTTCTATGGAATCAGCCATAACATTAGTATTTTCTATTGCCTCCAGATAAACCTCTTTAGACAATGCTCTTTGATTTTCATATGCTTTTACAAGTTCATCATAACTTTTAAAAGTAAGATCCCAATTTGATTCATTATCAAATTTAACCTCTTTTGACTTCTGCATAATTGTTCTTCCAAGCAAATGTCTTTCGTCCAAAGCATGTGTATCTGTTCCAGCAATCAATGGTATTCCATGTTTCTTTGAAATAAAGGCAAGATATTGGTTATACTTAATTTGCATATCATCACAATGATGTTGTATTTCTAAATAACATCTATGCTTGTTATCAATCAGAAACTTTAAAAATTTCTCTTGTATTTCCTTCGTGCCGCTGGCTAATATGCCGCCAATACATGCGGTACATATAATTATATTGTCTGATGTAGAAATCAACTCATCAAATGAAATTCTAGGATTGTAATAAAAATGACCATCTCTTACAAATGCTCTTGAAGATAATTCATTTAATTCAACCACTCCATCATAGTTTTTTGCAATTAAAACACAGTGATAATTATCTCTTTTTTGAGTTTTGTTCTCTTCTATATATTTGTTGATCTCTTCCTGCGCTTCTTTTTCATCTGTACCAAGTAATGATTTACATAATTCTGTTGTATCAGGTTCAAAATATAATTGTTCTGTCACATAAAACTCTTCTGCATGAATATATTTCATGCCGCATGATTCTATTTTTGTTTTTTTATGTACCCATTCCAATATAGAACCATGCTCTGAAAATCCCATCGCTCTCATTCCTAACGACTGCGCATAGGAAATATATTCATTGTATTTTGTAACACTATCTATATTAGTCACGCCATTACTTAGATCACTATGCAGATGATATACTGTATAATTCAATCAACCACCACCTTTTACAGATTATCTAACCAAGATAAATCTTCATCTTTATCATCACTGTTTTCAGATATACCACTACCAACACCGCTAAAAAAGTCATCTCCATTTTGCTGTGCTGCCAGTACATCCAGATATTTTTTATATGGTTTATGTAAATTGGGAGAATATGCACATAATGTTGAGAAATAATAGCTTTGTTTTTCAACTTGTTCTGGAGTATCAAAGAATACCATCTCGGCATTCTCTTTATCAATTAGTTTCTCAGTTTCATATTTCTCTTCTTTTTCTATAATCTCATCAATCGTATTCGTAATATCTGTAACCCATCTATCAATAAGTTCCTGTGTCAGATCCACATATACAATACAATCATGAAATTTATATTTTGCTTGTACATCCTTTGGCAGACACTTTATATCATTTGTCTGTACCAACATATCAAGATACTCTATAAGTTCATTTTCATATCCTAATTTCTTTAACCACATTTTTACGCTTGTTTGCAGTTTATTACCTATTTCACATCTATCAATTTCTCTTGTAGTCCACTTTCCGTTTGCCTGTTCACAATCTACTTTCACATATTTCAAAAAGTCCCAACAAATCTTTATCTTTTCATATGGAACACCCATTTGATGTAGACCAATTGCATAAACAACTAACTGTCCACATTCATTTAATGCTTTTTCTCCCTTATATATAGAAGATGTTTTCCAATCCAAGATATTGAAACAACCATCACTATCTTTAAAGCATATATCTATGTATCCCTGAAATACGTTTTTACCAATCAGGACACTAATAAATCTTTCAATTTCAACTTTGTAAGGGATTGTATGGTGATTATTAAAGAAATGTTTTAGGTTCTTATAATATTTATCAGCAATCTTCTTGTTTTTCTCGCTATCATTTCTATCAAATTTAAGTTCTGCAATACCGGCTGTCATCCACGCATCTTCAAATTCGCTATCCATATCTTCATACTTAATTTTCCCTAAGTATAGATTCTCCATAATTTCATGTGACATACCGCCTGTAACTGTGTAAATACAATCTTGTCTATCTTCATCAATACATCTAATATATTTTAAGAAATACTCATATGGGCTGTTATGATAAGAGTTAAAACGTGACCAACTCCACAGTCGATCCACTCCATACTTTCTTTTTATTTGCTCTAATTCCTCTCCTGTTTTTCTTCCCATTCATACCTCACTTCTTTTTATTCAAACTTTGTAAATATTTTTTATGTTCTCCATAGTCATAAACTGTTCTATATTGCATCATAAACTCAAATATTTTATTTAGGGAATCTGCTGGCGAATCTTTATCTCCAAGTAAATCCCATCTATCATACAAATAAGAAACTTTTCTTATTCCATAAAATTTCTCACAACAATGCCTAATGTGTTCAATATCAATATCCTTGTCTAGTGCAATAATAATCTCACAATTTAATCCTATAAGTATTTTCACTTGTTCATCTGATATTTCATGTCCACTTAAAGCTACACCAGTTCCATCATTCAAACTATCTCTTTTTAATACCGACTTCTCGGCTTCATATACAACAACATATCCTTTTTCTTGAATTATTTCTTTATTCTCCCATAGTCCAAATAAATTCATCTGTTTAGGATAGCCAGGTGTAATAAAGTATTTTTTAATATCGAATAATTCATAATTTTCCACAGAAGTCCTCATATTAAAACCAAGCAGTTCACCAGTGAGCCAATATCGTAAAGGAATAATATTTCTTTTGTATCTGTAACTATAAGCAAGACCAAACTTTTTTACCGTCCATGACATAATTCCTTCTCGAAAAAAGTCTATATGTATATGTGGTACAAAGTCTTGTAATTCATTCTCATTTAGCACATGAAAATCTAATACATTCTGTCTTTTGCGTTTTGTCTTTACTTTTTTGAATATATATAACGGATCAACTGCTTCTTTCTTTTCTTCCTGTTTCTTAAATGTAAGCGGCAATCCCAATATCTTATGTAAATATTTCACCGTATCAAAGAATGAAAATTTGCTATCATTAATTCTTTTGTTGTACTGAACTAATGTAAGCAAATCAGAATTATCATCAAATTCTTTTTCTCTGGTGTAATTCACACAACTCAAATATTTATTGTTTTTTACATTAACTGCTCCTTTGTTATCTCCATTACAATTTGAGCAGCTATAATATTCTTTAGATGGGTGGTAGACTATATGACCGCACCCAATTTCATTTAAAATAAACTCAATCTTACCGTTACTGTATATCCACTCCTTTAATTCGATAACGGTCATATATTTATAATCACCACCTTAAAAATCTACTGGAACATTTGTAATACCAATTTCTTTCATAACATTTCTTGACATATCATGAAGAAACACTACTTGGTATCTATTTGCAGAACCTTCCCTATTTTTAATAATAAATCCTATCTGATAATGATTATCTTTATCCAACTTAACAGGTATTTTGGTTTTGCCATTCTTCCCCTCAAGCCTATAAACTTTTAGTTCTCTCCGTTCTCCTGTATATTCGTCATCATACAAATCACGGATCATGATACATGTCGATGCAGGATCAATAATATTTTTCGACATTCCTATATTGTCCTGTGTATAAAATCTTTGTTTTACACTTCCTTTCGCTAATTGGAAAGTAATCAGAATATGTAAGTTTTTTGATTCTGGTTTTATGACATCATTTATCTCAACCATATTTTGTTGCATTTCAAGCCAGGATTTATCACTTACATCTCCAGCATCCAACTTATAAGTATCCAGAATAAAATACTTAACTCCCATACTGGAATATTTTTTGATAATTTTTATTGCATTTTTCGTCTTATACTGTGTAAATGGAATAATTGTTAAAATGTGATTCTGTGTCTGTTCTACTAACCAATCTGCTGCTTTATACAATAAACTTTTAGTGTCCTCTTGATAATGTCCATCTCTTACAATATGCTTTTGCAGATTCTCCTTGATAATATTATTTGCAACAAATATAAGTAATTCTCTTTGCCACTTATCCAAATTATCTTCATTGATCATAGCAACGACACGTTCTTTTTCTTTTATTGCTGTTGGAATTGTTGCATTTCTTGCAAATGTTGATTTACCTACATTACTAAGACCACCAACCAAAGTAATAGAACCAAGATATTGACCACCTGTTTCTTTAGTCATCATTTCCATATTGTTATATGGAAGACCTATGGCAACACCCTTATCCAATCTTTCAATCAGATCATATATACCATCGCAAATATCATAGCTTTTTACATCACAATCCACATTTACAAAAATGTCATTAATAAACGCTTCCCACTCGTTATATATTTCTTCAGCGGTCATATCACAATATTCACTGAGTCTGTCTTTGACAGGACAACCACGTTTAGCTAGTTTAATTACACTATTCCACTTTCGTAATTCCTGAATATATCCATACAAATTTTCTTCTTTGACATATGCACCAGCATTTACAATAGTGTCATATCCACCATATTCATCATATCTTGCTCTTAATTTGGAATGTTTTTCGAGATATAAACCGACTGTAATATCATCAAGAGAACTTTTCTTTTCAAGTTTGACAATATCATTTGCAATCGTCCAATAGACTCTCCAAATATTATTATTAAATTCCTCAAGTTCTAAGTTTGTGTCATAAATAGCATCTGGAACCTTATATAAAATTGATACTATATTTGCCTCCGCTGCTTCTTTGTATTCATTTATTTTTTTGATTGTATCAATTAATTCCTGTTCAAAAGCACTTAATTTCTTTCCCTTTGTGGAAGATTTTACTGTTGATATGTTTTTCACCACCTTACCACAATTCATTTAGTCTTTTATTTCTTAATTCTTCTGTCTTTTTTTGATATTCACCACCATTATGAGATAAAATATTTGTGTCTAACTTATCTATATTTTCTTCTGATTTCTTCGCTTTCTGTACTCTCAAGTAGACATCATTGATATTATTTTCTACTATTTTGCAAATATAATTAAATTTATTACTTTCAGACTCAAATACCTTATTTGAAATAGCACTCATAATGGATGGTTTACAAATTTGGAAAGTATATAAAACAACCTCATAAGAATAATCTGCTTTATCCTCAGTGTTTCTGTTTTCCATATACTTTCCTTTTGTCAACCCTTTCAGCCTTAATACAAGACCAGAAGGAATTGACTGAGAACTGTCATACAAGAGTATTTCATTTTTCACATACTGGTATAATTTATCCCATTGCTCTTTTTCAACACTCGTCATTTTCTTACTTCTCAATTCAATTCCTCCCTAGAACATTATGAAATCAGTGCTAATACCTTATTGGCATCGTCAATATCCGTAATCAGAGTCGGATTATCATATCCAAGTTCCTTTGACTTTGCAATAATAGGCTTGATCTTATCCATATTAGACTTGTTCTCTTTGATAAAATCAGTAATCTTTGATACCACATCTTCAAGCTTCTTTGCTTCCTTCTTGTTCTGTTCTGCCTTGGCAATCTCTTTCAACTTTTCCGCTTCTTTTGCTTCCTGTTCTGCCTTTGTTTCATCAAAAGACTTGCCAGACTTAGACTGTTCTGCTTTGATTGCATCTGTGATGGCAATAACAAAATCATCTGCTGTCATAGGGATTTCATCAACAATATCCGCAAATCTTGAACCACTATCCAATGCCATATTGTCATCTCTGAATTTAATCTTTCTTGTCTGTTCAGAAATCTTATTTACAGTAATATCTTTCTTGGTAACAACATTCTTCTTACCAGTCTTTTCAGTAATAATTGTTCTGTCATAATAAGCAAGACCTAAAAAGTGCATCTTCTTCTTTAACAGGTTGAAATATACTTTTTCAACATCAGAAGTTAATGTCTGATATGTTGTTCCTGTTGCAATATCGGTAAGTTCTCTGTTCTTAACATGACCAATAATAATTACAGCAACGCCAATTCTACGCATCCTTGTAATAATATCAAACATGTATTCAAAAGCCTTACCCTGCCCCTTCTGAAAACCATTCCATGCTGCATCAATACTATCTGCTCTCTTATCAGGATGATCGACATTCCACTTTCTAATAGCTTCTGATTCAGCCAATTTAATCCATCCATCGTATGTATCAATAACAATAGCTTTCAAATTGCTATATTCTGTAGTTTTGTTGCTCTCGATATCGTCAATAATATCTTCTACCTTATCCCAATCGTCACAATCCTCATATACAATGCCGGAAATTGCATCTGCACCAGCTTCACCATTCATCTCCAAGAAGATATAACCATCTTCACCAGCTAATTTCTCACAAACTTCTTTAATAATAGTGGTCTTACCAATCTTAGGTTCCCCAAGCAAACAAATATTATATGATAATGGATCAATCTTTACTTCATTCTTTTTTCCGTATTTTCCCAAGTTATTATTCTCCTTATATTTTGAATTTGCGAGGTTGCATCCAAGCAACCTCAATATAAATAATCTTTATATTTTACAGATTATCCAACCAACTACTGTCATCATTAGCAGGTACTTCTTCGTCTTCTGTCTCTATTGCTTCTTCAGATGTATCTCCGCTATCGTCATTGTCACCAGTCATAAAGTCAAGAATCAGATCCTCTTCATCATACTTCTTCTCAAACTTCTGAATAACAGGTGTCTTATTGCCGTCTTTGTCCTCAACCATCTTGATTGAAGGTTTTCTGATTACCATTCTCTTTTCTCTGCCAGAACTTACTGTACATTTTGCCAATGCTTCTTCGAGAGTATAAACGCCGATTTCAATAAGCGTTTTGATATCATCTGGAATATCATCTTCTGTTGCAGTTACAACCGCTCCACCTTCGATTAAATCACCCTCAAATGTAACCTCTGTTACACCCTTCTGTACCTTGAATACCTTTTCTACGACTTTCTGAGAAGTTGCAGGATCAGAAAGATTCAACTCATATTCAAATGCCTTATCATATGGGATATTAGTTTTTACTTCCTTACCCTTATATTCCTTGACATAATCAAGTACTTTCGCATAAATTGGAAGAACACCCGTATCCTTATCTGCCTTACCTACGCTGTCTTTTGTAAGTAACATTGTTTGAGTAAATCTAGCACAATATTTACTACTATCATCGACCTTAGAGAGTACGACACTATTGATTTCTTTTTTTACCTGTGTCACATCATTGTATGTAGAGTATTTCAGATTGCCTTTGACATTTACAACCATACCTTCTTCCAAGTTGTCCTTGATATAAGCAATCATGTCATAAGGCGAAAGGAATTTCTTATAAAATACTTTTCCACCCTTATCACGTTCCAAGCCAACTGTCAGGAAGCAAAGATCTCCAACGGATTCAAGAATGGTTTCATCAAATCTGTCATCCCAATCAATAGTAAATTTGTTGTCAAAATCATCTTTGCCATCTTCACCCTTACCATGAACATATACTACATTGTCTCTTTCTGCTCCATATCCACCCATTAGTTCTGCATATACGGTTCCGCAAGTTTCTCCGCAATATACACCCAAATTAAGACTGTTATAAATCCAATCTGACTTCTCAGACTTCTCATCTGTCTTATAGGTGTACTCATTGATTTTTGCTTCACCAATAAGCATGAATGAATTTGACCAGTTCTTCTTTTCTAACGCTTTCTTTTCCTTTTTTGCCATTAAGTAGCATTCCTCCTATAAATTCATTAAAAATATTTTCGCATCATATATAACATCAACAGCCTTTTCAGACTGGAACACAGATATTAAATCTATATAAAATCTATGTCATCAGTGATTTATGGCTAATTTTTGCGTAATTTAAGCCAAAGGTATGCTGTTCACCACCAAAAACGAATATAACTGTTCAGTTGTTAATATTGGAATTTTCTACGGATAACCGTGCGAATTGTTTACTTGTTACTGCGTGTACCTGATTGATCATTCTCTATCTAACTAATGATCCAAACAGATATGATGGATAAATACCTACTTCTTTTCTATCTATTCTCTTTCTACAATCTCCGATATTTGTGAAATAGTAACTTGAGAACCACCAAGGCATATACCTTATTTCTCCCAAATGCTCAACTGCGTAAATTGAACACCCATTATATACTTCTACTTCAAACTGCTTTTTATATTGGTCATAACACTCTTGACTGCAAAATAATTTTCTTTTGCCATTCTTATCATAACCTTTCAAATTGACTGTAAAGGTTTTAAAATTACACTCCCCAATTTCTTTTCTGCAATTTAGGCACTTGACTTTTGGATATTGATTCATTTTAATCACTATTCCTTTCTACAGAATCCTTATAATCTGTTCATATAAACAGCTGCTTCTCTCCCAATGGAAAGTTTTGTTCTGATGCATATGCCCAAAGAGCCACGCCTTATAATCCACATTCTGCTTAATCTCTTGTAAATAATCGGTCAATCTATCTCTCTGATATAATCCTGACCCACCGTCCATCTGTCTGAGCAGTGAAGTATATGGGCTATGAGTAATGATATAATCTACTTTATTATTCTGCTTTTTAAGATTAGCTAATCCCTCATTCATTTCTTCTTCATTTGGAAGTTCTCTTTCCCACCAACTTACATGATTAATTCTGTATAAAGCATATGGATTCTTGTCTAACTTTTTCTTCTTCTCTTTGAAGTCCGGATCATCAGGTTCCAAAATACCTGCAGATATATCATGGCTGCTTGCGCCTCCAAAAGCAAAGAATGACTTATCTTCTATGTCAAATATCTGTCCTCTCATTAGATGAATAACTGATGGACGAATGAAATGCACATTTCCTCCGTGCCATTTTTCTATTGGGTAATCATCAAGTCTATCAAAATTATCATGATTGCCATCAACAAATAATGTGGTAAATGGTTTATTTTCAAGCCAATCTAACCAATACTTCTCAGTTTTATTTTCTCCGCTATAATCCCACACAAGACCAAAATCACCAAGAATAATTACCACATCATCTTTTGTCATTTCCTTCTGCTCTGGAAAAATATCTGTTGAAAATCTTTGTGGATTTCCGTGTATATCACCTGTGATCCAAACCGCCATAACTACCTCCTATCTGCTTTCTTTTGCTTTTTCTCTTTCTGCAACTTTGCTTCCTCTGCCAACTGATTCTCTAACTTTCTTGTGATACTTCTCATTTTGCCTACTTGCTTTTTACAACTCAGTCCCATTATATTATTCTCCTTTAATCAATCTACATAATCAGTAAATTCTTCATCGCAACACATACATTTGACTGTTTGACACTCTACAATGCCACTTGGTAAAAATTCATATACAAACTGTTCACCTGCTGTTGCATGAGATATACAACCTTGTTTTCTGTGTTTCTCTACCCATTTATCTATCTTTTTGCTTGTCTCAAATTTTATGTATTATCACCTCACAATTCATTATTCTCTTTTTTACTTAATCCTTGTCTATAATTTTCTTAAATTCGATAACACAAATATATTTACCAGATTCTTCATCATATTCCATTGTCGTATTGATACACTTATATTCGTTATATCCACATATCAATATTGCATCATCACACGGAAATAATACACCGTCTCGAATAGTGTAATATGTAGTGTCAGAATTAGTTATTCTAACATCTTCAATTTTCACTTCTGTTTTATTTTCATTTGCTTCCCTTGATATTGTTCCGCAACCAACTAATGATAAAATTGTTAAAATCAAGACACTAACCACTATTTTCTTTTTTATATAATCATCTCCTCCAAACTCACCCAATGAAATAAGAATTTCAAGACATATTTTTACGCTTCACTTCCTTTAAAGCACCACAATTATTTTTTAATATACACAAATCACATTGCCACGAACCAGCTTTTACACCAACATTACTACAAGTAATTTCTACATTAGATTTTGTATATTTCATTATTTTATCATCTATCTCTTTTTTACTTCTCATATGTTCCTAAAACATTTCTCTCATACCGATCCATAACTCTCTTATTCATATACATAAGAGCAATTTCGATATGTTTTAAAGCCTCTGCATTATCTTCAGTTGCAAAATTACCACTCTGGAATCCTTTTAAACGATCACGAACAATCTCTAACAAATCTGTATCAATAATTCCTGTAATTGCTTCTGGATCTTTTCTAGCTCCATTCTGAAACTGGATAAGTGTAAATGGAATATCTTCATCATCAGGAACAATTGCTTCAATTTTATAAAGATGATTTGCATTACCACTTCCTCTTTCATCAATTGCCTTTACGATGTTTAAGTTCTCTACCTTCTGAATTGTGTTTAATTTTCTCATTATATCTTTTCTCCTTTTTTGTTTTGATTTCACTGTGTAGCAACAACATTTAAAACATTTTCAATTATATTTGAATAAAATTTATCAACAAACTCTTCCAAGCCAATACTTCCTTCGTATTCTCCATCAGTTATCAACATACATTCTATGCCTAAATCAGAGCCTAACTCTTGGAGTGTTTTATCAACAGTCTCATAAACAACTGTTTTTGTATCTGCGTAATCACATCCAAGAGAAAGAATATCTCTTAATTCTTCTATATCCTTTTTTGATAGTTTACTCATTGTTTTATACCTCAAATTTTTCAACGAAAGTGACATTTCATCAAAATTTTATTTAATCAATTAATGAAAATTGACATTCGCATCCTCTTAAATATCTACCATTGTCCAATACAATAATTGTTTCTCCAGGTTCTTCGATATCATCCCTTACTATAGTCCCTGTATGCTTTTTAGTAGTATCGTAGTGATAACATACTTTCACTCTTTTTCCAACAGATGGATACTTGTAATTGTCATCTTTCTGTTTTGGAAAACTATCATAAGTAATTGTTTTTACACATCCCATATATTTATTCTCCTTTCCTTACGCCATTTTTACATCATTACAATATCCATCTGTAAACAATTTATCTAAAACAATATACGGATCTTCATTAGCAGCTTTTACTCTTCTTATAAGTTCTTCAACAGATATTTTTTCTTTAACAACCAAAATATTTTTGTCATCAACTTCTACCTTTTTATTCTCACATACTATCTTTACTGGTTTATTATTTTGAATTGGCACAATGTATATATTATCTTTCATAAAAACTCCTTCCGTCCAGTAAGTAGATTCATCAGAATTAAGATTATTTAATCCTATATCTTGTGCAGTAATACTTCCACCATTTTTACACTTTTCCCATAATTCATTATCAGATAATTTACACATATAATACCTCCAAATTCACCATCTCTTTTAGCGGAACAGATTTTAACTTAGTATTATTTATATTCAGCTCCCTTATTTCTGATTTTTGAACTGGCCAAATAATATTCGACAATCTGCTATTTTGAGAGCAATCGAAATACTTTAATTTATTATTCTTCGACAAATCTAAACTACTAATTGCATTTCCATCTATTCTTAATGTCTCCAACTTTTGATTTTGACTAATATCAAGATGCGTCAAGGAATTATTTCCAACATCTAAACTTTGTAGCATCTTATTTTGACTGACATCAAGACGAATCAGAGAATTTCCTCGCAAATCCACACTTTCCAAAGCAGAACAACCGGTAAGTATAATCTCTGTGAATGAACCGCTCACAGCCAAATAACGTAATAATACGTTAGACGATAAATCCAATTTTTCCAGGGAAGAACCTGCTGTTAAACTTTGAAGATAATTCAGATGCTCAATCCCCTCTAAAGTAGTAATATCCTGACCAACTAAATAAATATCGTTTACTTCCTTTGTATTTATCTGTCCATCACCATCAGAATCATAATTTTGTTTTAAATATTCCAGCAACTGTTCTGAAGGAAAATTCTCTTTAGTTAATGCAAGTATTTTCTCTTGCGGCATATTATTGGTTAACAAAAAATTAATCATCAATACATCATTGTTGGAATACGCCATTCCTTCCTTATAATCACCACGCATCAAAAATTTATAATAAAAAGATGTCGGAACTTCTTCTGCTGAATTCCAATAAACCTTATTTCCCTCTACTTTTCCTCCTGAAAATTCCACAATACGATTTTTATCAAGCCCTCCATATTGCGACATATCTAAAACATACCTACCGTTTTCTTCTACTGCCGTTGCTGTAAGCTCAGCCGTATTAAGCCATGACATTTCCTTGGCACCTTCCGCCAAATAAAGAGATGTAATTGGAATTGTTCCAACAAGCAATTCTTGGATGTTCGGATTTCCGCGCAAATCCAAACAATGAATGGGCACTTGGTGCATTTCTAATTTAAGAAGCGCATTATT